TATAGATGAAGCCGCCGATATTGCAGAAGAGGCCTGGACAGCAGTAATACGTCCAACACTATCAGATCGTCAAGGACATGCTCTTATAATAGGTTCTCCCAAAGGCAGAAACTGGTTCTTTGACTTATACAGCAATGCCAAACAGTTAAAGGACTGGGAGAGTTGGCAGTTTACCACAGCAGAGGGCGGTAATGTACAGCCAGAAGAGATAGAAGCCGCTAAACAGGACATGGATGAACGTACATTTCAACAAGAGTATCTGGCTCAGTTTGTTACATACTCAGGCATAATTTACTATGCATTTGGTGATCACAACATAAAGACATTAGGTTACACACCAGATAATCACAGTATAAGACACGTAGGCATTGACTTTAACGTAGATCCAGGTGCGGCTGTTATAGGTTATCAGACAGCAAATGGCATACATATATACGATGAAGTAGAGATATATGGTACTAACACACAGGAAATGGTTGCAGAGATACAGCAAAGGTATCCACAAGGACGTTTTTATGCTTATCCAGATGCCAGTGGTGCACAAAGGCGTACAAGTGCTGGAGGAGTAACAGACCATATCATACTTAAAAATTCTGGATTTAATTTAAAAGTGGGATCGGTCAATCCTAGTGTAAAAGATCGTATAGGAGCAGTAAATAGTGTATGTAAAAGTGTAAATGGACACGTGAAGTTGACAATAGACCCTAAATGTGTTAAACTTATTAATGCCTTAAGGAAACACACTTACAAAGAGGGCAGTAGACAACCTGATAAAGATAGTGGCTTAGATCATTTTGTAGATGCTTTAGGCTACTTAGTTAATCACTTATATCCGGTAAAAATAGATTATCGTAAACGCACAGGCAAAGTTTATAGGAGTTAAAAATGGCAAACGTACACTATGTGATAAAAGTAATAGAACCAGAAAAGGAATACTTAAAAACATTCGAAAATGGTAAATTAGATAATTGCAGACAACTGGCACAGGAATACTTATGGAGTTGTCCAGAAGGCACAAAATACATTTATGTAGCAACCAGGATAAAGAATGATAATTGATCAGCAATTAAGTAAATGCATGGTTATTACTAATTATAGAACTGGTAGCACTAGTTTTACTGAAGAAAATAGCAGAGCACAGGCATTGTATAATAGGTACGAATTTATAAATAATGCTCCTAGTTTACAATCTATAGAAAATATTTTAAAAAAATCTGGTCGTTTTTTGTTTAAACTGATGCCGGATCAAATAGGTTATAATTCGGATATTATAAAACGTTTAAAAGTTTATTGTAATGAAATTATATACCTATATAGGAAAGATTATAAACAACAAGTTAAAAGTTGGATAGCATGGAATGAATCCGGAGATCATACATATCATTACGGAAATAAATTTAAAACTTATAATATAGATGTTAGCCAAAAAGATGCTGATAAGTATGCAGACACTATATATAAAAACAATGAAGCATTAAAAGAGTTTTATGATTTATACCCAGGATCAGTATACGCATATGAAGATATACATGACAACAATCCTTATACTAGGCAATATAATTGGAAAACAATGCCTACTATAAAAAATTATAATACAAAGGAGATGTTTAATGATTAAACAACCTTACAAAGTATGGGACAGACAAACCCAAAGTATGACACAATATAAGCCCAGAGAAGTCTATAAAATGGTTGTAGATTATCCTGGCACAAACAGACAATTAGAATTTATAGGCATGGACCGTGGCAGTTGTATTATGCAAGCCGAAGTTATGCGAGAGGATTCAGACACAGTTATACTCACAGCCAGTGAGGAACTAATAACCGTATACCAAAAGGAGAAAATATGAAATTACCAGAATATTTAAACAAAGAGAGTAGTCATGTTACTCACACAATGAACACAATGAGTTTATTAGGCATCAGTTTACTATGGGGAGTTATGTTAAACTTAATCAGCCCATGGTGGATGATTGCTAGTGTACTAACTATTATGTCAGGATATGGTTCTGAAATAACCAAACGTAACAATGGATGATTTTACTCGTAAAACCATGGAAAAATATGGTAAAAATACTGTTAAGCAAGTAGAAAAGATCATAGACAAAAATCCAGAGTTTAAACAGATCAGAAGTATAAAAGACGGAGAGAAATACAGCCAGATAAATTCAGGCGTAAATGATCCGCAGTACAAAGAAAACTATGATAAAATAAACTGGAGTAAGAATAAAGCCAAACCCAAGTTTAAAATTAAAATAAATGGCAAAGTAGTGAGCGATCCAAATGAAGAAGAGTAATTGGCATGGCGGCAAAGGTTCCGGACGCAGAGGATCAGATGATAAAAAGTATTCAGATAATTGGGAAAAGATATTTGGCAAGCCCAGATCTAATATAAACACCAGACAAACAGGAGATAAAAATGGCACTAACAAAGGAACAACAGAAAGCCCTACAGGAAAGTAAACCACAACTCATAGCACACTTAAAAATATTAATCAGTAATGTACATAATATGGAAGATGTTTTTAAACAGCAGGAGAGAGGAGATATAATACCAAGTGCTTTATACAGAGAACTTATAGCACCAGACACAGAACGTATGGATATGGCAATAAAAAACTTGGCTTATAAATGTGGTGCATTAAGTGTAGAAACTATTACATATGACGAATACAAGGAGGCTACAGATGAGAGCAAAACATAAGTACAACAGCAAAACACCAGAAGGAGCAAGGAGAATTGCTCAGAGTTACGGTTATCGTATGAGTATACATGATGATCCTAAAATGATCAGTTTATTAGCCAGAGCAGGCATATATCTGGAAGGCATAGATTACACACAAAAAGATACTTTTGTGGATGATTTGCCTTTTGAAAGTAATCCAGATCTAGTTGCAGATAGTACAGAAACAATAAAATTATAAAGTTGTAAGTCCTGTGCGTTGTCGACGGGTATAGCCATTACCTTAATTCCGACGTACAGGCAACCGATAAATAGTGGTACATTAAAACACAGACAGCAAAAAAAGGAGTTGTGTCCATTAACGCTGTCGGTAGTAGATCCGGGTATCTACTTCGTCATTAATGTCTTTCCAGAGCCGGATAAGTCAAGCGATCCGGCTTTTTTATGACTCAAAAAAATACCCACGTTATTGTGGGTATCTTTAACCGTTGTTTTACATCGGCGTACGCAAGTTAGGACAAGCAATAGTATTTAAGTGTTAGCATAATTAAATACAGTTTTAATGGCCTTACGCCACATCCTCTGAATTTGCCTTTGCCATTTTTGCGGCTTGAGGTGTTAATATACCTGTTAAAACTAAATTATTAATTCTTGTATTGAAACTTAAATGCTTCATATCCATACGCATAAGGTTATCAAATACTTCTGCAGGTAGTTTCTTAACATCATTAAAATTGTCAAAAGGTAGTTTCATTACGCCACCTCCTGAAATGCTTTATAAAATATTTCTGCTTGAGTATCAGATATTTCACCATGTTTATCTTCATATACTTGAACAGCGGTCTTAAATATATCTCTTGTAGAGGCTCCGGTATCTAACTTTATAATGAATTGTGCTATTGATAAAAAGTCTTCCATTACGCCACCTCAAAAATATTTTTAGGATTTGTATAACCATAACCAAATTTGTCACCGTTAAATTCATTTTGCTCAATCATTCCTGCCGCAACTAAAGTAGATATACTGCTACAAGCCTGCATGATATCTTTGAGTAAATCTTTAATTCGAACTGGACCATCTGCAATCTTTTGGTTAAAATAATAAATGGCACTATTCAAACGCAATCTTTCTTCTGCTAAAAATTCTTCGTGTGTTTGGCCAAATTCTTCCTGAGTGCGGCCATCCACAAACACTTGTAATTGATGATCACTTGCTTCTTTTATAAGACGACCAATTTCTACTGTCTGCTCGTGTTCCATACCATACTGATACAAAGTAGCATTTGAAAATTCAAAACCTTTACAAGTTCTAATTTTACTAGGATTGTTTACTAAATCCTCTGTTAATAAATCTGCCTGGTAACCCCAATAAAAAGACATTAATTCACCACCATTTTGCTTATGCACAATGTGTCTAATATTAGATGCTTTTGCGGCTTTACGATTTAATTTAGCGGCTCTTCTTCTTTCTTTTCTGTTCATATATTACTCCTTAATTAAATATATACCTATAGTATAACTGATTTATCAATTATGTCAAGCCTTAATATCAACAAATGTAATAAAAATGTACGAAAAGGATAAATAGTAATACCGCGGGAAACAATA